CCACGAGCGCTGCGGTCGGCATCCGTGAGGATCTGACCGATGCCATCCATCGTGTCGATGTCGAGGACACCCCTTTCATGTCCCGCGTGGGCACGACCACGGCAAAGCAGACGTATCATGAATGGCAGACCCGCGCTCTGGGCGCGCTCGATACCGACAACGCGCACCAGGAGGGTGAGCAAACCGACCGCGCGGCGGCGACGCCCAACGTACGCGTCGGCAACCTGTGCCAGATCAGCGAAAAGAACGCGACCGTCTCAGGCACCTTGGAGAGCGTCAACAAGGCGGGTCGTGACAGCGAAATGGCTCTCCAGATGGCTGACCGCACGATCGAGCTGCGGAAAGACATGGAGGCCATTCTGCTGTCTAACCAGGCGATGAATAGCAACGCTACGGTTGGCGGCAAAACTGGCGTCCGGCAGCTGCGCGGCTTCGAGGCATGGATCAGGACCAACACGAACCGCGGCGAGGGCGGTGCCGATCCTGATGATCCAAACACGACGCCTGGCACGACGGCCACGGACGGCACGCAGCGCCCCTTCACCGAGGACATGCTCCTCGATACGTTGCAGGACATCTACACCACGGGCGGGAACGTGCGGTTCGCCCTCATGGGGCCGTACAACAAACGCGTGTCGTCCACATTCCAGGGCCGTGAGTCCACTCAGATCACGGTGGCCGCCAAGACCATCCATCAGGCGACCAACCTGTATGCGTCCGATTTCGGCACGATCCAGCTCATCCCGCACCGCTACCTGCGGTCCAATGGGCGCTCCGTGCTGCTGATCGACCCTGAGATGGTCAAGGTCGCGTATCTCCGCCGTTTCGTGCGGTTCCCGCTCGCCAAGATCGGCGACGCCGAGACCCGCGTGATCCTCTCAGAGTACACGCTCGAGATGTGCAACGAGAAGGCGCATGGCGTCATTGCCGATCTTACGACAAGCGCCAGCTAACGAGATGACGGGGCGGCCTGAGAGGCCGCCCTTCCCAGGAGCCTAACACATGACGAAGAAGACTACTGGAACGGCCAAAGACGCCCAGGACACGCCCGCACGCGTGCCGCTGAAACGGGTCAGGATCACGCATTACAAGGTGTACACGTCTATCGGCCGTCTGATCGCAGGCCAGCGCGAATATCTGCCGGCTGACGAGGCCGATGCACTGATCGCCAAGGGACACGCAGCCGAATGTCCATTGTGAACCCCTACGAGTGGCGCGTGATCCACGAGCGCCCCGGAAAGCGCATCCTCGCCAAAGTTGACCCTACGACGAACGAGGTCGTGATCTGCGAGGAGTGGCTTGAAGATCACGTGCTCGAGCAGGCCCGCATTCAGCGCGAGCAGCCGCTGTTCGTTCACCCCGATCTCAAGCCTCTGGCCGTGGTTCCGGACTCCGTGATGAGCAAGGCCATCAAGGAAGGCTGGAGTGAGGATCAGAAGCAGTGGGAGAAGTGGGCGCGTGACATCGACAACCGCAATCTGAGGCTGACGCCCTGATGGCCCTGTTTGCGACCCTCTCCGATCTCAAGGACGCCATTCGCGACGAGTGCGAGCGGCGCACCCACGCCCGCTTCGACGCGGCTCTCCCTCGGTTCGTCGCCGGGGCTGAACAGCGCATGTGGCATGGCTCATGGCCTCCGCTGGCCTCCGAGCGCCTACGTCTGCGTGAGATGGAGACAACGACCGCGCTCACTGTCACGGACGGCGAGGCCGAGCTGCCTGCGGATTACCTCGAAGGCATATCGCTCAAGTGGGAGTTAGACCCGCGCACTGCGCCCAGATACGAAGCGCCCGACGTGTTCCACGTGAACCGCTATCGGTTCCCGACCGGCTATCCAGTGCGCTACACGATCGAGGCGGGAAAACTCATGTTCTCGCCGCAGATCAGCGGTGAGCTGACGTTCACCTACTACGCCGAGCCAACGGCGCTCGTCGAGGACACCGACACCAACGCGGTGCTGCAAAAGCACCCGATGCTCTACTTCCACGCGGCGCTGATCGAAGCGTACCGCTGGCTGCGCAACGACGCGAAGATGCAGGAGCACTTCGGCAACTACACGGCATTAGCCTCTGGTCTGCTGCATTCGGATCGGCGGGCGCGGCAAGGCGCAAATCAGCTCGTAATGCGCATTCCCAATTGGCGGATCTGATGCGGTCCAAAACCCCGGCTCCATTCGGAAACTACGAGCCAGACAAGGGCGCTGCCAGCGGCGTGGCGCGCGTGGCCAAGGGCGTTCTGTCCATCGGCAAGCGCTACGCGCCGCTGCCGTCGCCTGTGGCCTACAGCTCGTCGCCGCTCAATGACTTCTGCCTCGGTGCCGCGGGCTTCTACGACTCAACAGGCTTGCCCGTGTCCTTCCTCGGAGATACGGGCCGCCTCTACCGCCTGCTCAAGAAAGAGCCGGTGGATGTGTCGCGTCCGGGCGGCTACGCGGCCGATCCCGACTGGCAGTGGTCATTTGGACAGTACAACAACTTCATCTTCGCGGCCGCCCGCGGCGTGCCGCTGCAGTACATAGAGCTAGGGGGCACAGGGACGTTTGCAGACGTGCCGGGCGCGCCGACTGCCGAGGTCGTGTTCCGCATTCGTAACCACCTGTTCGCGTGTGCAGGCCGTACGGTGAACTGGTCCGCTTTCAACGATCCTTTGGATTGGGAGCCGGATTTCGCGACGCAGGCCGGTGCCGCGGAGCTAGGCCAGGAGCGTGGCATCATCGTTGCCGGTGTCGGCGGCGAGCAAGGCGCGATATTCCAAGAGCGCGGCATCGTCCGCGTGACCTATCAGGGTGGGGATATCCCCTGGATCTTCGATGAGGTCGAGGGCGGGCGGGGTGCGTGCTCGCCCGGTTCTGTCAGCCCCTGGGGGACGGGCGCGTTCGTGTGCGCTGAGGACGGGTTCTATTTCTGGGACGGCCTCAAGATCGAACCCATCGGTCAGGATCGCGTCGATCTCACGTTCTCGCGGGAGCTCAACTATCCCTACCGCGGGCGCGTGATCTCGGCAATCGACACCGTGAACAAGTGCTGGATGGTGGCCTATCCCGCAGGATCGAGCGTCGTCTGCAACCGGCAGCTCATCTATTCTTGGGCTGACAACCGCTGGACGCACGATGATCTCGAAGTGCAGGCCCTGTTCGAGATGCCGCGTGATGGCGTCAATGCGGACGATCAGGAGGCCATCGAGGCGCTGTTCGGCACGGCCAACGTGGACGAGCTTACGGACGTGTCGGTAGACAGCGCAGCCTGGCGCGAAAGTCGCAAGTCGTGGGTGATGGTCGATACCGACCGCAAGGTGCGCGTGTTCACGGGGCCCAGCCGGCGCGCCGTGGTGGAGACGGGCGAATTCGAGCCCAATCCTGCACAGCAGACGTATCTCTCGGAAATTTGGCCCGTGACGGATGCGGAGCCCGGCGATGTCGAGATCACGGTCTATGCGCGACAGCGGTTGGGCGAGCAGCCCTGCTTTGCCGACTCGAATGGCGTCAACGAGTACGGCTGCTGTGAGCTGAGGGCTGAAGGCCGGTTCCTGCGGGCAGAGATGGTGATCCGGGCGGGCGCCAGGTGGTCAGAAGCGCACGGGATACACTGGGATGGCGAACCATCAGGCGAGCGGTGAGCATCTGCCATGGCCCAGGGCTGGCGATCCTGGCAGCCTTCTCGCATGGGCCAAAGCGCTGGTGCAGTCCTTGTCGCGCCGCTTCGTGCAAACGGACGCGGTTGTGACCAAGGTCGTCGAGGAGACGATCGACCCGCTGGTCGAGGACCAGACGCAGGCGCTTGAGGCAATGCAGAATTATGCCGCCGAGGTCGAACAGATGATCGCGGAGGCCGGCGGCATTGCGCAAGAAGCCTATAACCTCTACCAGCAGGCGGCCGCGGCGCGTCATGCGTCTTTGGCCCAGCATTACCTGACCGAGGCCGTGTCCCGGCTCGAGCAGCACGTCCGGATCTCTGAGGATCAGGTCACAGCTCAGAACATCAACACGGTCGCTGCGTACCTTGCCGGCACAGCAGCGACCATCGAAACCATTCGGCAGGCGGTCGTCAACGGCGAGGACAGCGTTGCGCAGAAGATCGAGACGATCGAGAGCCAGGCCGCCGGCAACTCGGCAGCGATCACGGCCATTCAGGAGTCGATCAACGGCATCGAGGCCAGATGGGGCATAGCGATCGACCTCAACGGGCGCGTCGTCGGGCTGGTGCAACTCGACGGCAGTGCATCGGGGTCAACGTTCACGGTTGTGGCCGACAAGTTCATCATCGCGCACCCGACCGACAGCGGACAGCTTATGACGCCGTTCGTTGTGGGGCTGGTGAACGGGGTCCCCACCGTCGGCATCAACGGCAATCTGGTGGTCGATGGGTCGATTTTGGCGCGGCATCTCAACGTCGGCACGCTGTCAGCGATCTCGGCCAACATCGGGACCGTGACGGCGGGCATCATCAGCAGCGCGGACGGGAAGAGCTACTGGAATTTGACTACAGGCGAGTTCGTGATAGGGGCGCCGTGAATGGTTTACATCCTGCGGCATAAGGCCGGTTCTGGAAAACTCGCGGTGTACGACGATCCGAATCCGGCAAGTCCGAGCGATGGGCCTATCGATAATCCCTTGGGTAACCTCGATAAGATCGCATTTCACTCGGACCTGCGCTACCCGGCCATCATCCCGTCCAAGATCGTCGAGGGGCAGACGACTGTCCCCAGCCAGCCGCTCAACACGCACGTTTTCGAATGGCTGCCGATCTATGCGCACGGGATGAGCGGTACGCCAGTTGTGTTCGGTAAGTTGACGGGAATTGCGTTTAGCAGCCCGTGGGAAGTGCCTGACCCTGTTTTCTCAGGGAATATCCTGCGCATGGAAACGGTGTTTATCAGCCCGTTGCCCGTTCCGCTTTGCGGATCTGTACCGATCATTTCGATCAGGCGTTATTACGACACCAGGTCGTTCACGTATTGGCGCGGCGATATGTTCATCGCGGCTGCGCTCGGTGCGGACAGCACGCATGTTGCATTGGCCGTGTGGGGACCAACTCCGAAATCAGGCCCAAGCTCCATGCCGCCGATCCAATTGTCGTGGAAAATCTATGTGCTCGATGCCGTCATAGACGGATCGCATTTTGAAGGCGATCCAAGCCAACCTCTGCTGCAACTCAGTGGCACACGCATTCGCGCTGGGCGCGGCAAATTCGATACAGAGCGAGGGTACCTACGGAAGAATGCAGGGACCGACCAGATGCCGATCGTCAGAGGTCCGACTATGGCGCTGCATGGGACACCAACGAGCGAACCGCCGCAACAGACCAATAATGGTTGGGGGTATCGTTGGTCGGTGGCAGGATCGACATTGAACAGCCAATGGGGCGGAACAGGCACCTTCAATGCCAGCTTCGATTGGGCGGGGATTTGAATGCTCTATCGCTCAGGGGGGCATATCATCATTACCGATGAGAGCGGCCACGTGCGGTTTAACACGGCCGAAGGGTTATTCACCTGCACGGATTTCGTGTCCAGTGCAAATACCGGGCCGGTGATTCTGCCGCAGTTCACGATAGAATCCACATGGCTCGATGCGGGGTGGCGCAAC